AGGTTATTGATGAGGAGGATTTCACCTTTGAATCATATGATAAAAAGTTAAAGGACGGCTATAAGCCAACATCACCTTGGTATGAGGAGATGTGTCGTGGTATGAATAATGACCCTCGTATGATTGCCCAAGAATTGGATGTTTCCTTCTTAGGTTCTGGGGGTAATGTCATATCTGATGAATATATCGAGCATCATAAAAATAAAAATGTTAAAGACCCAGTATTCTTAAGTGGTCGAGAAAGTGAATTGTGGATATGGGAACAACCTATTGAGGGTCATGAGTACATTTTAGGTTGTTTACCTCCAAATGAAAAAGTGTTGACAGATAGAGGGTTAATCAATATAGAAGATGTTGAACTTAACGATAAGTTAGTTTGTGAAAATGGTGATTATGTTAATATTATTAACAAACAAATATACCCTGTCGTGAATGAAGATGTATATGACGTCAAAGTAGATAACACGTTTAGAAGAACTAGATTCACAAAAGAACACCCCATTTTAATCAGTAAACCCGTATTAAAACGTAATTATGATAAACAACATAACATTTATAGGTTTAATGAAAGATATTGGGATTTCGATTTTAAATATAAAAAGGTCGGTGAAATAGAAGTCGGTGATTGGGTTAAAGTACCTAACATATACGATAAAAAGCTTGATGGTGCTTTAGACGATAAATGGACTATATCTGCTAATACTAGATATGATTTTGACATAAAATCACCATTAAACAATCCTGAATTTTGGTGGTTTATTGGGTTATGGTTAGGTGATGGGTGGTTGAGTCAAAGAAACCATCATTACAGTATAAGTGTATGTTTTAATTCTAACGATGAATATTATTTGGATAAATTAGATAACCTGATTGATAGGTTATTTAATAGAAAAGCTTCATTTGTTGATAAACAAAATAATACATATAACCTAATTTTCACCTCTAAATTTTTATATCATTTTTTACTTGAAAATTTTGGTAGGTATTCACATGGTAAAAAAATATCGGAATGGGTGAAATATATCGATAAAAAACATAAAATAGAATTAATTAAGGGTTATTTAGCTAGTGATGGTTGTTGGTTAAAAACCGATAAAAAAGGAAAAACTAATTCTAAGGTTTCTTTTACGTCCGTAAATTTAGAATTGTTAGAAAGTTTTCAAGATATTATATTTTCATTAGGTATCGTATCATCTTTGAATAAGTTGAGGAGTGCTAAAAAACATATAATTGGAGGTAGAACTGTTAGTGTGAAACAAGCGTATAGTTTAACATTAGCAAACCAAGATAGTTTAGATTTGATAAATCTATTAAATAACGACCCCTTAGACCCAAAATTAAATAAGTTCGATATAAATCAATTTGAAACTAAAAATAATAGGATTATAAGTTCTTGTCATTTTAGTAAAGATAAAAAATTTATTTATTTTAGAGTAAAAGACATTGTAAAAGAAACTTTTACTGGAAATGTGTATAATTTTGAATGTGACACACATACGTTCATGTGTCACCATATAACAACGCATAACTGTGACGTATCTAGGGGAGATGGTGAAGATTATTCTACATTCACCGTTATAGATTTCACCACTATGACACAAGTTGCTGAATATATGGGTAGAATCCCACCTGATAAGTTGGCTGATATACTATTTGAATACGGTACATTATATAACGCATTATTAGTTGTGGATATCACTGGAGGTATGGGCGTTGCCACCATCTTGAAACTACAAGATATGAAATACCCCAACCTATATTATGGTGAGAAGGGGGGTCAAGCGCTTAAGAAGCGTAAAGATATGCATAAATATAATTCAGAAAATGAAATTGCTGGATTCCAAGTTGGTAGTGATAGAACTAGATTGGTCTCAACTTTTGAAAAAATGGTCAGAATAAATAAAGATGAAGGTGATAATCACGGTATAAAAATACGTTCGGCAAGACTTATATCTGAGTTACATTCTTTTGTTTATATAAACGGTAGAGCTGACCACGCTAAGAATAAACATGATGACTTGATTATGGCCATGGCTATGGCCTTATTTGTTCTAGAACACTCTTTTAAGCAGTTAAAGGCAAATGAGACCAGAACTAAGGCTATGCTTGCCAGTTGGGTGTCTTTCTCAATGGCTGGTGATGTTAAATCAACGGAGGCGCCTGTCAGAAAAGAATCTAAAAAACCAAACTTTAGTCCAATGGTAGCAAAAAATATGCAAGACCCCACTGGTGAATACATGTGGCTTTTCGGAGGATTCAATAATTATATATAAAGAACACCTAAATATGGCAACACAAAGAACTTTCACTAGAAAAACATACGGCAATAATCCACAGTCACTATACAGGTGGAATGTTAGAACTGGTCCACAGGATAAAACTAGATTCAAGGGAGCTGACGCAAAAGGTTGTGATGCATTGCCTAACAGTCAAGGTGAGGATTGGACAAATGGTTATGTTTATGAACAAGTCATTATCAATGGACAAATTAAACGTTTTGCATATGTTCAATGCGACTATGTTCAATGAATAATTCATTTTTAATCAAATTCGATTATATTTACTTAAAAAGTTATTATGGCTAAAGAGCAAACAATATTCCAACGGCTTACCAGCGTATTCACACCGTCTGGTATAGACCAAGATAAGATAAGTAATAAATACTCCATAGCACCGACTGAGCTTATCAGAACCACTTCTAAAGCTGAATTTGAAACTAAATCACTACAAGCTAGACAGAATAAATTCCTAAGCGGTCTATGGCAGAAGGTTGAGAATGAAACATTCCAAAAAGCCATACAATACGAGATAACTAGGATTGGTGGTTATTCTGACTTTGAGAATATGGAATTCTATCCAGAAATCGCTGCAACTTTGGATATTATGTCAGAAGAAGCGACAACAGTAAACGATATTGGTCGTGTTCTTAATATTTACTCAAATTCACCTAGAGTCAAAGGTGTTTTAGAGGACTTATTTTTCAACAGATTAGATATTCATACCAGCTTACCCATGTGGGTGAGGAACTTGGTGAAATACGGTGATAACTTTGTCTTTTTAAATACAGACGATAAAAAAGGTGTGACTGGCGTAAAACAATTACCGAACTTCGAAATTGAGCGTAGAGAAGGTGGTATTTACGATGCCGTTTATTCTAGAGCAGTAAATAGTAGTGAACCAAGAGAAGATAAGGTTAAATTCTATTGGAGGGGTAAGGACATCGAATTCCAGAATTGGCAGATTGCACATTTCAGGTTATTGGGTGATGATAGAAGATTACCATATGGCACATCTGTATTAGAAAAGGCCAGACGCATATGGAAATTATTGTTGTTATCAGAAGATGCGATGATGGTTTATCGTATCACTAGAGCACCAGAGCGAAGAGTTTATAAAATATATGTTGGTAATTTGGACCCAGAAGATGTACAACCATACATCAATGAAATTGCCAATAGATTCAAAAGAATGCCAGTGATTGACCCTAAAACAGGTCAGTTGGATTTAAGGATGAACGTATTGGGTAATGACCAAGATATCTTTGTACCTGTCAGGGATGAGTCTGCACCTAGCCCTATTGAATCTTTGCCAGGGGCATGTATCGCATTAGATACTCGTATACCACTTTTAGATGGTCGAACTCTAGAATTATCTCAAATAATAAATGAATGGGATAACGGTAATAGAGATTTGTGGGTTTATTCATGTGACCCGATTACGGGAGAACTAGCGCCAGGTGTTATATCATGGGCAGGGGTCACTAGAAAGAACGCTGAGGTGATTAAAATCACGTTAGATAATGGTGAATCCATCACGACAACTCCAGACCATAAATGGGTTCATAGAACTAACGGATTTGTCGAAGCTAAGGATTTGGTTGTCGGTGATTCATTAATGCCTTTCTATAGGGATGAAGAGCATATTTTAAATAAAAAATATTCTAAAAAATATGAGCGTATTTGGGATTCGTCTAAACAAGAATGGGTCTACACACATAGAATGGTTAGTTGGTTTATGAAAGAAGGTAATAATGAACAATATCACACGTTTGAAGGGTCTTATGAAAAAGATAATATGAA